CGTCTTCGGGCACCGGACCCTGACGCACTCGGTTCTAGGCGTTGGGGTACTAAGTGCGGGAATGGCGTTCATCCCCCGGCTTCCGCTGTTTTGTTACGGAGCCGTGATCTTGGGCTGCGTGACCCATATCCTCGGTGACATGCTCACCGTGTCCGGCGTCCCGGTCCTTTGGCCCGCTAAGCGCTGCTACCGGATCGGCCGGATGCGCACCGGCGGCCAGTTCGAAATGCTCTTCGTTCAGCCACTGCTGGCCATCTGTGCCGTCGCCAGCGCCGCCCTGGTGGTCAGCGGTGCCTGAAGTCCACAAGATGTTCCAGCACGACGGCCCGCGCTCTCCAGAGACGGACCAGATCGCCGAGGAGCTGGCCAGGTGCGCAGTACTGGACCAGTGGCCTGACGCCCAGGACATCGAATCAGTCTGGGTCCACCACAACCAGCCGGATATCTGGCTGATCTTCGCTATCGGAAGGACATCCCCCGCATGACCAGTGACACCGCAGTTCCCTACCCGACCGAGCGGGTTGACCCCTCGATCCCGGGACTCACCGACACCCAGACCCAGCGAGCCGCCGCGCTCGAAGTGGCTCGCGCCGCGCTGATGAGCAAGATCGGCCTGTTCGGCGGATCGAACGTGACCAGCTGGACCGTGGCCGACCTCCTCGCCGTCGCCGACTGGGTGCTGGGCTTCGAGTACCCGAGCCCGCTTCAGCTCCAGGCCGAGCCGATGGATCGTGGGACCGCCACTCAGCTCAGTGAGCCGGGTGAGCCCTTCGACTGGGACGCCCCGCGAGCCCAGGACGACACCGACACGCAGAGCATCCCGACGTACGACCCGGTGCCGCCTGAATCGAAGTAGCCTCACCTGTACGACACGGTGATTCCTCAGCAGCCCTCGGGGGCGATCCTCCCGAGGGCTGTGTCACGTCTGCCGTACCCTTTAGCGTGACACTGGATATGGCCCATGGGGAGTGTGACTGATGCCGTTCTGGCTCGCGGTGGTACTGGGCTTTCTGATCGTCGCCCGTAGTACCCGGTTCGTGAACTCGGACGTACTGGCCGAACCGTTGAGGTTGTGGGCTGAGGGCATCGAACATCCTGGCCGGTTCAGGACCCTGCGACGTCTCGCCCGCCGACCGCTCCGGTTCGTCTTCGGCGACGATCTGCCAATCCTGTTCACATGTCCCTGGTGCCTGTCGATCTGGTTCGCCCTGCCGGTCGCGGTGATCGTGTCGCTGGCCTTCGGGAACTTCGATGCCTACGGCACCATCTGGAGTAGCGTCGGTCTGTGGTTCGGTTACAGCTACTTGTACGGCCTGGCTGCGAACAACCTGGACACCTGATGCCCCGCCCTCTGCACCATCCCCACTCGACCGGAGGGCTCTGACCACGTGAGCGAAGACGTATCCGACGCCGGAACCCAACCCGAGTTCATTCGGTTCCGCGACGCGCAGGGCCGATCGATCACCGCAGCCGCTCAGCTCCTGAACGGGCCGAAGATCGATCGGCCCCACAAGCCGAAGAACAACGCCAAGGGCCTGCCTTGGCAGACCGCCTCGTGGGAGTACGTGGACGAGATCGGGGAGTACTCCCTGGCCGTTGAGATGCTGGCCACTGCCGTATCAAAAGTGCAGCTTGTGGCCGCCCGCGACGTCTCCGGCGTGGATGAGCCGATCATCATCGACGGCAATGAGTACGAGATCGATGGCAAGACCGTTCAGGCATCGAAGCTGGACAAGGACGCTGCCGATCTGATCAGCGGATTCGCCGGTGGCACGACCGGCCAGCAACAGGTGATGTACCGGTCGTCGTTCCAGGAAATCGTTGCGGCTGAGTCCTACCTGGTCGGCCGCCAGGATGCGGAGGGGAACTCGCGCTGGGACGCGTTCAGCAACGAGGAGATCTCCTACGCGCAGGGCGCCTGGAAGGTCAACGACGGGGTGGAGAACTTCACCCTGGCCCCCGAGGACATCCTGATCCGCGTCTGGCGGCCGAGCCCCCGCAGACGCTGCGACCCGCGTTCGTCGAGCCGCCCCCTGCTGCCGGTGCTGGCCGAGATCAAGGGCCTCACGCAGTCGATCGGCGCCCGGATCGATTCACGTCTCGCCGGAGCCGGTGTGCTGTTCGTGCCGGAGTCGATGAGCCTGATGTCCGCGTCCAGCGCCGAGCTGGAAGAGGGGGAGGACCCGTTCGTCGCCGAGCTGATCGATTCGATGCTCACTCCGATCCGTGATCGTGACTCTGCTGCCGCCGTCGTACCGATCGTGGTCCGCGTCCCGGACGATTCGATCGGCAAGGTCCAGCACATCCGTTTCGAGGTCACCGCGAAAGCCGAAGAGGCCGCTCAGCGGCAGGACGCGATACTCCGGATGGCGCGGAGCATGGACCTGCCACCGGAGCAGATCCTCGGGATGGGGTCGATGAACCATTGGGGCGCCTGGCAAGTCGACGAGGCCACCCTGAAGGGGCCCGTGGCGACATTGGCGAGCATCTTCGTGCACGCCCTGACGATGCACTACGTCCGGCCGGGCCTGATCGCTCTCGGGCACGATCCCGTGCTGGTCGATGAGTACCTCGCCTGGTACGACCTCACGGCGCTGGTCCAGCGGCCGGACCGCAGCGGCCAGGCCCTGGAGGTCTTCGACCGTGGCGCGATCGGCTTCGAAGCCCTGCTGCGCGAGTCCGGCTTCGACGACGCCGACATGCCGACCGAAGAGGACACCTGCCGCCAGCTCCTCCTCCAGCTCGTGAAGGCCGACCCGTCGAATGCGTCCGGCTATCTGCGCGACCTCGGGCCCTGTGCGGGCATCACGCTGCCGGACCTGGTCGATCTCGTGCCTGCCGCGCCTGTCCCGGTCGGCCAGCCACCTGCCGTGGCGACTGACCCGAACGCCCGGAACCTCCCGCAGATCGCCGCCAGTATCGACCACGTCTGTCCGGTGGGGCCGACCAGCGCGGACTGTCTCTACGCCACATGCGAACTCGCGGTACTGCGCGCCCTGGAGTTGGCCGGAAAACGGATGCGCGGTAGTTCGCCCCGCAACGAACGCTCCGGCCTGCTCAGCATCCCCGCCCACGAACTGCACACGAACACGATCGTCGCCGCGCAACTGTCCCGGCACACCCTGGACAGCCTCCTCGAAGACGCGTGGTCACCGCTGAAGTTCGCCCGGCCGGGTTGTGAGGCGCTCGTGGCGGACCTGGACGAGTACGTCCGGCTCTTGATCGAGCGCCGGGAACCGCACACGCCGGATTGGCTCCGGCCGATCGTCGAGAAGCACGCATGAGCCGCCTTCAGACCTCGTTCCCCGAGGGGAGCCGGTTCGGCCTGGACGAGGAAGGCGAGCTGATGATGTGGCAGCTCACTCCCGGTCCCCTGGATCCCGGCCCCCTGGATCCCGTCCGCGTCTCTGACTGGGTGGACGCGCACACTGTCGAGGGCACCGCGTACGACGTTGTCTCGTCCGTCGGCGGGGAGGTCGTGACCGTCGTACTGACCCCACCGGCGTCCGGCATCTCCAGTGGGCTCAGTGTCGGCCGCCGGTACCTCCTGGTGCGCTACGAGGACGTCTCCGAAGTCTCTGGCATCGGCGTGGTCGCGCACGGGATCCAGTGGCCGGACGGCACCTGTAGCCAGCGCTGGGCCGTGCCTGGTTTGCCGCCGAGCTTCGCGAACTGGGACAGCATTGAAGCGGTTCAACAGATCCACGGCCACCACGGCAAGACCAAGATCGAATGGATTGACTGATGGCCGATTCCCTCGCCAAGTTGGCCCGTCAGCGGGAACGTGAACACGCGGCGCTTGAGAAGCTCCTGGTAGCCGTCGGCCAGGCAGCCCTGGCAGAGACGTTCGCCGGGCTCTGGCAGCACGTCCTGGGCGAGCGCACCGTGATCCTGGCCGCTGGGACCCCGCCGAACGCCAACGGCCTGGAGGGCGCCGCACAGCGTCTCTGGGAAGCCGCCCTGAACCGCTGGATCCGGCCGGTCGCGGACTCCGTCTGGCGGACCCAGCACACCGACGCGACCAAGCCCGCCCGAGATCAACTCTGGGACAAGCTCGCCGCCCGGATGAAGTGGACCGTGGACCTGGTTGTCGAGGCGATCACCAAGACCCTGACGGCGTCCGCCCGGCAGAGCCCTGACCGGCAGCGCACCATGGTCGCCGAGCTGCTCAGCCTGGACTCGTTCACGTTGAGCCTGTGGGACGAGATCCACTCGATCGAGGCTGAACTGCTGGACCCGAACCGCAGCCGGACCGACACTGACGCGATGTTCGCCCGCCGGGTGCGCATGCAGGCCAGCAGTTTCCTGCTGAACGCCAGCCGGGCCAGGTCCAAGGGATTCGCCGCGCTGGCGGTCGCTGAGCCGGATAGCGCGGCCGACTTCCGGCGGCTCGCGCAGGAGGCCAACCGGCCAGCCGCTGACGTGAACCGTGCTGCCCGCGAGCTGGACCGTTTCGACGAGAAGCTCTTCCACAACCCCGACCTCGAAGCCGAGCAACTCGCGACCCTGCGCGCCAAGCTGGACAAGGCCGTCGGCGAGGGCCGCCACGGGCACGAGACGTGGCGAAGCCTGATCACCCGCGATGCCCGCGCCGTCGCGACCGGGATGCTGAACGCGTCCACCTTGCGCTATGGACTCGACCAGGCTCAAGCGACCGGCGTCGAGTGGGTAAAGATCTGGTTCAGCACCCAGGATGACCGCGTCCGGCCGACACACGAGGCTGCCTACGGGCAGGTCCAGAAGATCGCCCGGCCGTTCCACATCGGAACGGCGGAGCTGGACAACCCGGGTGATTTCGACGCACCGCCGGAAGAGTTCTTCGGCTGCCGGTGCGGCATGAGCGTGATGTCCCAAACGCAATACGACGAACTAGCCGTTCAATTCGATGCCCTCGCCGCTGCGAGCACACTGGAGGTCCCCATGTCTGTACCCGCTGACGAGGAACTCGCCGACCTGCCGCCGGTGATGTGGCACGGCGTCATCGCCCGGGAGAACACCTACACCGGCGATCAGCGGTTCTTCCGCTCCGGTTCCCTGCGTACCCAGGCGATGCCGCTGCCGATCCGGTTCCAGCGTGAGGACTGGGGCGGCCACGCGGGCGCCGTGGTCGTGGCCAACGCGGATGCGGTACGGCGCTTCGGTGACGAGATCCGGGCCTGGGGCACCTTTGCCGACGGCACCCTCACACCGGAGGTTGACGAGGTCCAGGGGCTGATGGCGACCGGCATGATCCGGGGGATCAGCGTCGACGGCGACGACATGCTGGAGTCTCAGTTCACGCTGGAGCTGGATGACCAAGCCAACGTCTATGAGATGTACGACAGCATGCGGCTGCGGGGCTCGACCTTCTGTGCGATCCCGGCATTCGACGGCGCCGAGACGTACATCGGCCCGCCTCCGCCAGAGTGGTTGCTGGAAGGTGAGCCGCTATCGGTCGAGCAGAACGTGCCCGGCCGGACGCGCCCGCTCGACGCGATCTCGGATATGGAACTGGAGGCGATGTTGGCCGCGTCGCGGATCCCCGAGAACCTCGCGCAGTACTGGACTACCGGCGAGGGGGCAGCGAAAATCGCCTGGGGCACCTCGGGCGATTTCAACCGGTGCCGTGCCGCCCTGGCTCAGTACATCGGCCCTGGCCAGCTCAGTGGGGCGTGTGCGAACCTCCATCACCGCGCGCTCGGTGTCTGGCCTGGCCGGGAAGCAGCTGCCCTGCGTACGCCGTACCTCGTCAGCTCGGTGGCCGAAGCGGAACTGACGACGGCGGAGATCGAGCTGGACTGGGCGATGACCCGTGAGCAGTTCATGCCGCGCGAGCTGGGCGAGCTGACGCCGATCACGATCGATGACGACGGCAACGTCTTCGGGCACCTGGCTGGATGGTCCACCTGCCACGCCGGATTCTCGGACGTCTGTGTCACGCCGCCCCGGAGCAAGACCGGCTACGCGTTGTTCCACACAGGCGCGGTCCGGCTCACGAGTGGCGAGGACCTGCCGGTCGGCAAGCTCACTGTTGGCGCCGGTCACGCCAACCCCAACGGGCTCGGCGTACGCGGGGCCGTCGCGCATTACGACAACAGCGCGCTCGCGGTCGCCGTCGTTCGGGCGACCGAGGACAACTGGGGAATTCAGGCGACCGGCCGGATCATCCCCGGCACTCCGCAGGACAAGATCGAGGAGCTACGCCGGTCGCCGATCTCGGGTGACTGGCGAACCTACCGGGGCAACCTGGAGATGATCGCCGCGCTCGGTGTGAACTCGCCTGGCTTCCCGGTACCGCGCGCGATGGTGGCTTCGGTCGACGGGCAGCAGGTGTCGCTGGTCGCCGCCGGTTACGTTGCCCCGGACAACAGCGCGGAGCTGGCCGCCCTGGCGGCCCGCATCGCGCCGACACAGGTCGAGCTGGATGCGCGCGCGGCTAAGCTGGCGGCACGCATGGCAACTATCAACGGAGGGCAGTAACTGTGGGATGTGGTTGCGGCGGTAGCGCGAAAGCAGCGATGAAGACGGTTCAGACGTACGAGATCACCGGGGATCCGGAGGGGATCAAGTACCTGACCGAGCGGGACGCGATCGACCAGAAGACCGAGCGGGGCTTGCCGGGGGACGTAGTACCGTCGGTCTAGGTCGGGACCCCGCAGGAAAGCCCTCCCCGTTACTAGCGGGGAGGGCTTTCTGTTGCCTACGGTCAGCGGACCTTCAGCTCAATGACCCGGCCGCGCACGTCCGTCTTGAAAGCGACGTCCATTCCCTGCCGCTTGGCTTCCGCCCGGATCTCCAGGGCCCGGGACCTGATGGCGTCTGGGCCGACCAGGACGGTCTGGCGGTAAGTCCGAAGGGCGTTGATCGCTTCCGTGTTCAGCATGACGCCGCCGCCTTC